TTGGAACTTTACATTTTCAATAACTGCGTTAATATCACCTTCAGGAGCAACTATATTAAATGTAGAACCTTCTGGTAAGCCTAATATACTATCTGATCCTGTTCTAATAGTGTTTACATCTATGTCTGCGCCTGTAGTTACTGGCTGTCCAAACATTTGAAACCTTAAACCTAGTTGCATTTCAGTCATTGTTATATTTACTTGCTCGTTTACATTTACAATATCGTTAGCACCTTCAACAAAATGTGAGTCTATTTGATCTTCTCTATGTGTAAATACAAATGGTAACATCCCAAATCCATGCTCGTATTGCATAGTTATGTTTCCATCTTCATCATATTGGGCGTAATGAACGTCATCCCAATAAGCATATTCTAATTTTCCAGTTTCTGATATGTCGTTTACAGGGAGGAGTAGCGGATAGGTAATTGCCATAGGCAAAAACGGATCGTCATCAAAGAACGCATTGTAATAATATATAGGTCTATACTCAAAGAAAGTACCATTGGCATCTTCTTTAACCATTACCCTGTTTGCTATTGTACCAACAAGCCTCGTCATTCGTTCTATGTGCTTCATTCTAGCGTTCTTCTTGCGTGTTAAAAAGAGGTACTCATCGCTGACATTCCTATCCGCTCCTAAGGTATATATTCTCGACATCTTATTAATAAATCTTCTTGTAAAGTTTACAGAGTAAGGAGGTATCTCTCTAAATGCTTGAGAGTTAAAGTGATCTATTATATATTTGCTAGTTTCACAATCTGTATAGTAATCTACCATACGTCTTATCTCATCTCTTCTACCTTGCGCTATTCTTAGCTTTTCATTCTGTAACGACTCTTTAATTATATCTTGTGCAATCATCTTTGTAGTATCCTTACTTCTCTGTTTTTAATTGGAAATCTGTTAATGAAAAAATATCTAAGGGCATCACAACCATGATCGTGATAACCATCTTTTACTGGATCAGGCTTAAGTGGGAAGCCTTCTTTGGGTTCAGGATAGCGATAGTTCTCTAAGTCCTCTGCTATACCTAAACATTTTTTGTTTACATGAAGAAATCTCATACCTTCGGCATTTTCTATAAAACCTCTAACGTGAGATACACCTGCTTCAATCTTTCTTGAAACTTTATCTCTTACAGTCCTTACAATAATGCCTTGCCTTCTAAAAATTTCTATATCTCCTAAACCTGTCTGACCTTGAGCCTGTCCACCTGCAGGATCACCAAAGTATGCAACATTTTTGTAATGCTTTGCTTTAATCCTCTTAACAAGATCATCTGTTTTTATATCTCTCTCATGTATAATTTCATCTATAATTTTGACGTGCCACATACCTGCTTCTCTATATGTTTGCATCCATAATACAGCAGGTTGTCTATATCCAAAGTCTATACTGCAAAAAGTAGGTAAGCTAGGATCATATTTAAAGTCGCCCATATCAAGATTACGATCAAAGGGATAAACCCTACCTGCAAAACTCGTAAACTTCGCTCCATACTCTTGGTCATAAACTTCTTTTGCCAAATTTCGCTTAGCTTCCAGTAAATCGGCATCGCGACTACCATTAGGATAAGCATAATTATTTTCATAACTAGGACTATTGAATGAGTGCCACATCTCATCCTTTTGTCCAAGTAAGTATAAATCATATATCCAATTAAATCCTTGTGGCGTTGTTATAAAAAGAGCTTTACCTTTTCTATCAGATAGCGTAGGTCTTAAATACATTTCCCACGTCTTTTTCTTTATTTTAGCAGCCTCATCTAGTATAAGTAAGTCTAAACCTTCACCAACTAAGCTATCAGGCTTGTCGGCACTTTTACCTTCTACTACGCTACCCCATTCAAATTCTATATATTGGTCTTTATATGAAGCTCTAGTTGTTTCAAAACCTTTTTCCACAACCATTTTATGCCAAATCTCTCTAAATATCTTTTCAGAACCATCATAGGTTGGCGCAACGCACCAAACTCTTTTATTAGGTTTCGCAAGTATAATTTGAGCCTCTATAGATGCGCTTACAGACTTTCCCCATCTCCTACCACAGACTGCCACACAAAATCTCCAATCTTTGTTTGGAAAGTGCAACTTTTTTTGTCCATTGTGAGGAACATAGTCTATAAAATCAAACCAATTTTCCTTAAATTCTTTATTTTCCATACTTAGTAGTCAAGCGAATTTAATATTATTTTTACAAAATTACACTATATATAGTATGTTTTGTCCGAATTATTATTAATATACCACCATATTTTGAACACAAATTAGTTAAAAATAGGAGGGCAGTATGTCCGAAGAAACAAAAGTAGCAACCGAAACAGTTAGTGAGGAAACTACACAAGAAACACCTACAAATACTCCTGATGTAGGATCGTTAATTGCAGAAAGCAAAAAGTACAGACAAAGGAGTCAGGATGCTGAAGCTCAAGTTGCTAAACTAAAGACAATGATAGAAGAGCAAGAAAAAGCTAAAATGGTAGAGAAAGAAGAGTGGAAGACTTTGTATGAGAATGAAAAAGGTTATAAAGATAAATACAATACCTTAGTCGATCAAAGAAAGAGTGAGCTGCTAAAAAAACTACCGACTGATCAGCATGAAAAATTCAAAGATAAAGATTTAGACGTTCTGGAATTTATGGTATCAAGTTTATCTCAAAATGTGGCAAAAGAAACTCCTGCAAGAGGAGCTATAAGTACACCAAAAAGCGAAAAAACTTATGCAGAAATGACAGATTTAGAGCGAAGAAGATGGCATCAAGAAATGATGTCAAATCAAAAAACTTAGGAGAATAAGAAATGGCATATAATAATAATGCGGTAATCTCAGGTGGTTTAAACGGAGAAGGTACAAGAGCAGGTGAGTCTTTTGCTACTGAAGTTTGGGGAAATGCAGTTGAGGTTGCTATTAAAGAACAATTAGTATTAGATAAAGTGTGTAATGACTTGTCACCTTTAGTGGCAACTCAAGGTGAGAGAATACACTTACCAAAAATAGATCAAGTAACAGCAGGAACAAAAGGTGAAGGTGCTATAACTTTTGAAACTAGCTCATCAGATGCAAGTGAAGAAATTTTAAACATAGATACTCACAAATATGCAGCTGTTGTTATTGAAGACATAATTCAAGTTCAAGGTAACTATGATATGTTAAATATGTTTGCTAAAGAATTAGGATATTCCGTAGCAAACGCAGTTGATACAGCTATTGATGCAGCTATTATAGACTCATTAAAAGCATCAGGCGGATTAAACGCAGCGACAGAGATTGATATTAGCGCAACTCCAATGGGAACTGAAGCAGATTTTGATGCTATCGCTACAAAATGTTATGCGCAAGATCCTAATCCTAATAACTGGACAATAGTATTATCTCCAAGTGTTTATGCTAATCTAATGAATATTGGTGATTTAGCTATTGCAACTCAAGGTGCAGCCTTAGGAGCAAACTTTACACAAACTGGTGTAGTTACTAAAGCTTATGGTTTTAACATTATGATGAGTCAAAATGTTACAACTGCAACTACTGACTTTGATAGTGGTGGTGGAACTGACAATAAAGATCCTCATGGGTATGTATTACATAATTCATGTTGTCATATTGCATACAGCATTCCATCAAGATTACAATCTCAGTATGACTTAGATTACTTAGGTACAAAAGTAATTGCTGATACTGCTTTTGGTGTCTTAGCTAGATATGGAACAGCAGCAGGTCAAGTTCGTAGTTTCTTACTTACTTAATAGGTAGGTTATAATTTAAGGGTGGTTTAATCGCCACCCTTAATTAACTGAGGTATATATGAGTAAAATAAATAAATTAAGGTTGAGAAGACCTAAAAAAGTGATTATTGAAAAAGTAGAGCCTGTTAAGCCTAAGGTTAAAAAAACTACTAAAAAGAAATCAAAAAAAGCTAAAAAATCTAAAGGAGAATAGATGTACGGATCAAATCAAGGAACGAATATTGGGTTAGGACAAGTAGGTTCTATTTTAGCTAAGCAAGATGCTGTAACTGCAACTAGTGGTTATGTATTTGTTGCTATACAATTTTTAACAGACTGTGTATTTGAAAGTGGTTCTACTGGCTTGGTCGCGGAAACAGAGCAATTACATATTGATGATACAGGAACTAGTACATTAGTTTCTGCATCTGGAGGAAACGCTATAGATGGAGTTACCTTCCCTAAGGGTACAACTATATTTGGAAGATGGACATCTTTTGAATTAAATAGTGGTACTGCTGTTGCCTATATTGGAGATTAGATGTTAGGATTAGGATTAGGCACATCTAAAGGTGGATTTGTTGATGCCCTCGCAGAGGTAACCAATACTAAATCAATAATATTTGATGGTACTAATGATATTTTAACATTACCTGCATCAAGTTCTTTAGGTAATGCAAATTTATCTATATCAGCTTGGTTTAAGACTACAAGTTCTGATAGGATATATTTATTTCAATTAATAAGATCAGGATCAACAACATCTACAAGTGTTGCAATATCAATAAATCAAAAAGCATCAGACCAAAGCGATGTAGCAGGATATATTACAGGTATAGTATTTGGTAGTTCTCATGGATTTTTTGGATCATCTTCTCCTGTTAATGCAAATGATGGGAATTGGCATCATATAGTTTTAACTATTACCGATGGTTCACAAAAAATGTACTTAGATAGCCAAGAAATAGCTTCAGGCACTTTATCATATACTGCTTCTTTTAGTAATTCGGCAGGAAATATAGGTAATGACCAATCTAATTCTTATGAGATATTAGGAAATGTAGATGAAGTAGCTATATGGCACGACATATTAACTCAAAATGAAGTAACACAAATCTACAATACTAACAAAGCAACTTTAGATTTATCTACTGATACAGGTGATTATTCATCAAGTGCTAATCTTAAAATGTGGTTAAGAATGGGTGATGGCGATACGTTTCCTATTATTCAAGATCAAACATCTAATAATAATGATGGTACTATGACAAATATGACATCAGGTGCAATAGAAACAGACACACCTACACAGATATATACAGTAGCAAATACAAAGTCTGTGCTGTTTGATCAAACTGACGATTTTATTCAATTTGGAGATTTGGATGTTGTTACAGATAATTTCACTATTAGTGGATGGGTAAAACCTACTGATGCTTCTGATTTTGGAGTTATTATGTCTAAATATGATGACAATACTACATACAAGTCAGATCGTGTTTTTAGAATAGTTATTAGTGGTAGTGTTTGTATATGTACTATAAAAAAATCAAGTGGTAACAATTTAGCAACATCAACAACAACAACAACATTATCAGATGGTGAGTGGTTTCATTTTGCCTTTACAAATGATGGTAGTAATTTAAAAGGCTATATTAATGGAGTGTTAGAAGATACAGATAGCACAGCAAGTGGTAGTTTAAATTCATCAAATCAAAACTTTTTAATTGGTGCTCAATATGTAAATACAGTAGAAGATAATGAGTTTGGTGGAAATATTGATGAGGTTGGTATATGGAATGAAGCATTAACTGCATCAGAAGTTGCACAAATATATCACGGTAGTCAAGCTAATTTTGATTTAAGTCAGAATGGTGGTGGATATACATCAGCATCTAATTTACAAGCTTGGTGGAGAATGGGTGATGGAACTATTGATGACTTTACTTTAATTGGTGATCAAACAGATACATCTTTGCAAAGTAATATAATTGATAATACAAAGTTTTTTAGGGAAGAAGATGGAACAAGTGGTGGATGGACACCATATGGTAGTAATAGTGTATCAGTAACATCTGATAGTGTTACAATTACTCACGGTAGCCACGCATTCGGTGCAAGAATAACATTTAAACAAACAGGTGCAAATAGCTGTTTGACAGAAAATTTAGTTGTTGATCAGGTATATAAATTCTCTTGTACAATATCATCTTTAACTGACAACGATTCTGATATGAAATTAAATGTAACAGGTGCATCTGAAACAAGTGAAGTTTTATCTAATGGTGATGCTGTGATATATTTTAGGGCATCACACGCAACTTCAAATATATTTAGATTAAATGGATTAGATTCAGGCGAAACTGTTACTATATCTAATCCAAGCTTACAAAAGGTCAATGGTAACGCAGGTATAATGAAAAATATGGCATCAAATGCAATAGAAACAGATACACCATAAGGAGAATAAATGTTTAGTAATAGAAAATGGGTAATAATAACTTTGGCTGACTATACAGATGAGCAGTTAGAAGAATTAGTATCTAATGCAATACAAACAAGTTCATCTACATTGAGAAAGTCAGTAGATGGAACTAAAGCAATATTGAAGTGGGATGGCGACACACCATCTTGCTTTGATGGTATGGTAACATATAATCACACACAAATACTAACCACTTTAGCGACATCAGAGTGGACAGTTGAGGAAACAGAATGAGCTTAATAGAATCAATTAAAGAAGGCGAAGGTTATAGAGCTAAAGTATATAAATGCACAGAAGGTTACGATACTATAGGTTATGGCTTCGCAATTAAAGACTTAGAATTGGATGAAGAAGTTTGCGACTTAATACTGGATAAAAAGCTAGATAAACTTATAGATGCTACTAACAAAAAGTTTCCATTTTTAAGAGAATTACCACAAGATAAATGTGAAGTAGTATTTGAGATGGTATATCAACTTGGACTTACTGGTGTAAGTAAGTTTAAGAAGATGTTAAAAGCATTAGAAATAAAAGATTACGATAAGGCATCTGCAGAAATGCTTGATAGTTTATGGGCTAAGCAAACACCTAATAGAGCTATAAAGCTTAGTAATCAGATGAAAAAATGTTAGATACTTTACGAACAGCAGGTGTAGGAATAGTAGGAAGCGCGTTGCATTGGACAGAATATGTGCCGCCGATAATGAGTGCTTTGGCGGCATTGGCAACATTAGTCTATATGTTAATTAAAATTAATAAAGAGATACAATAGAGGTAAGATGGCGAAAGTTTTAAAAAGAGCAATCGTTACACCAGATAAACATTTTCCTTTACATTCACAACCTGCTATTAATTGTGTTATACAGACTATTGAAATTATAAAGCCTGACATATATGTAGATTTAGGCGATAGTGGAGAATGGGGTAACTTTTCGCATTGGAAATGGAAAAGAAAAAAAAGACCACCATTAGAAGTAATAATACCAACATTAGATCAAGACGTTAATGATGTTAATGAAGGTATGGATCAGATAGATGAGGCGTTAGATAAGGCAGGATGCGAAACTAAACACTTTATTGAAGGTAATCACGAACTATGGTTAGATCAGTTTGTAGAAGAGCATCCTTACTTGCCTCAGTACAAGCCACAGAATTGCTTAAAGTTAAAAGAGCGTGGTTATGAATATCACGAGATGGGTAAGAGGTTGAAG